TCCTTGATAATCTACAGGAGAGTAGTAGTAAAAACCTGCTCTGTAGGGTCTGATGTATAGAATTTCTATGCCTTGGTTTGAAGTGCCAAAAGCAGGAATGCGTTTAGGTTTATCACTCGGTTTTATATTAATCCAATCAGAAGAATAGTAGTACGCTTTTATCTCACCATCATTAGAAACCTTCTCAGCTCTCAATGTTTCGATTGGCATGTGTTCTACTTGAACAATTTTACTTCTATCCTTACTATATATTACCTGAACAGCAGCTTGTCCCATCATCTTGTAATCGTAGCATACTTTCTTCATGCAATCCTTCCTAAGTAGCTTTTTCATCTCAGCATACTCAGTAGGTTTATCTTCACTATCTGTGGCATCTAATCCCTTACCGTATATCATTTCTGATATTCCATTTACAGAAGCATTGTTGGTTGGAGACCCATTATACCTATCTATTAGATAGTCAAAGTAATCGTTCTCATCTCCATACTCAACCCAATCATTCCTGCCATTCTCACTGACCTCTGGTCTACTATAAGATGACAATCCTATAACGTGGATAGATTGCTCCACCTTTTTTACTATTGAATTCACGTTGGCTCTATTTCTTGCCATTTTGATTGATTTATTCTTACTCATTATATAATAACAAAATCATTATCGTAGCTATTTTCCTCTACATATTCTCCAGTATTAGCAAAATACTTATCTAAACCAGTTTGGTCAGTGCAGAATATTAAACCTCTATATATCTCCGTAGAGCCATCTTTTACCCTGTAGGTATACTGATTACCCTCTTTAAGTGAGAAAGTGCCTGTAAGCACCATGTAATCGCCTTGTGAGGTCTTTGAGACGGTTACTGTAGATGTAGTTCTTGTGGATTTATCTGTTAGGGATAAAGTTGGCGAACTGGCATCTATTCTCGGCACAATCGTGAGCGATTGATTTGATGTCGAAGTTGTTAGAATCTCCATACTAAAGTAACGCAAAACTGCATTTTTGTTTTATATAATAAAAAAGAGGGCATAAAGCCCCCTCTTTAAATCTACACTATACTCCTAATACTACACTGCCCTTTGTGTAGAAGGGGTGTCAGTAGCAGAAGTCATACCTACGAATGGGTCAGCAGTAGTAGCTCCATCAACAAAATTAGGCATGGTGGTCTCATTTGCAGTAAGAGTCAGAGTATACCCCTGAAGGTCTCCCATTGCAGTTCCACTAACCATAGTACCTCCAGTTACTTCAGCACCATGTTCTCTCCCTACAAGAAGAAGGCTTCCGTCAAAAGTTTCTAGGAAAACATGAGGTCTTCCGTATGCCATTAACTTTAATTCCTTATTATCTTCTTTACTTAGTTTGTGTAGCGTTACATTTACTACTTGTTCAAAGAATGTTGTTCCATTCTCTAAAGAACTTTGAATATTTGTCTCTAAGGAAGAATTACCTTTAACATCGTAAGTGTGATAAGTAAAAGTACCACCCATATCTGTAACTTCATCATTAGAACCAACAGTAACAGCTCCTAAATCTCCGAAATCTACAAAATGAATTTTTCTTATACCACCTACAGCATCTTTACATGGTTTTAGTCTCCCACCAGTTAAATCACAACTCATATCTTTTATGTTTTAAATAAAAAAGGGTAGGTAGGCACTTGGCTTACCCACCCTTATTTCTTGGTTAATTATTTATTAGATAGAGTAAAGTACAACATCTCCACCAATTCCATGTTGAATACCTGCGGTATATCTCATAACGATTCTTACGTTTTGAGACCCATCGATATCAGCCATATCAATAACTTTAACTTGGTTATGGTCAGATAGTAGACCAGTTCCAAAGAACAAGTTAGACTTCTCAGCAGCAACCATTTTGTTGCTTGGTAGACCTTGCGCCAACTCTACGTTGATACCATCAAATGTCAATGCTCCTCCGTTGAACCATTGAGTACCTTTGTTGTCAGTACCATTAGCTCCTGCGTTTGAAGCGATACTTCCGAATCCACCTAAAGCTCTTACATAAGCTCTATATACGTTAGAAGCAACATAGATAGTTAAGTCTTCTTTTCCGTATACAGTAGATGGAATTAAATCTGCAGTAGCTCCAAGCTCTTGGATTACGTTAGCAGCAGTTACAGATGTTTCAGTAGTGGTAACATCATTTACGTCTGAATCAGCTCCTAAAGTAGTAAGGAACCCATCAAATTCACCTGCAGTTGCGTTAGTGCCATTCCATACAGTTTGCTCTACTTTTTGAGCTACTTTGTCAGCTACATGAGCAATCAAGAAATCAGAGAAATTTGGGGGTAGGTCACTGTAAGCAGAATATCCCATCTGAACCGCTTCCCAGTCAGATACAAAATCTTTTTTACAAAGCTCCAAATTTACTTGAAATTCTTCAGGTTGTAGGATTCTCTCACTCAAAGCGAGTACTCCTGTTGATTTAGTGAAGTCACAAGTTGCATCAGCTACAATATCGCCAGATACAGCTTTCTTTAGTACTTCTTTAAATTTAACATTGGGTTTAATCGTAATTAGATTATTAGCCAATGTTGAACCACTCAATAGGGCAGCAGAAATATATTTTCCTGCAAACTCCCCTGCATAAGTAGTGGTTATCGGTGTGGTTAAACTTTCGCCTCCTGCCATTTTAATTGATTTTAGTTATTTATTATTTATGAATTAATTCTACTTAAAACTCTACCCATAGTACTAGCGGGTCTGTTAGAGTTGTTTAGGTTGATGTCCAACTTACCTTTTGAATCTGCCTCTGGACTATGTTTAATTGGTTCGGCAGCAGGTTCTTCGGATAACTTCTCTAATTGCTTAGACAAATCTTCTTTTTGACTCTTGTACTCTTGTAGTTCGCCTTTAACAGCTTCTTTAAGAGCATCAAGTTCAGACTTCATTGCAGAGATGGCAGATTTAAAATCTTCTTCAGTAACATAACCTTCCATCAATTCAACTTCTTCTTCAGCCTCAACCTCAGATACTTCTTCAGTTGATTCTTCATTTAATTCTTCTGCGACTTCCTCTACAGCTTCCTCTTTACTTTCGGAAGACAACACTTCCTCTTGGACTTCTTCTTCCATGATATCCTGAGCAAGTTCATCTTCTTTGGTAAGCAAGGACAACTTCTGTAGAATTTCGTCTAAAATTGTTGTTGCTTTTGTACCCTCCATGATGTTTTTATTTATAATAAAATAATATAGTTACTGAATAGTGTTAGATTTTTGTTTATGGACAACATTCATTGAATGTAAATTCTCGATAGAAATTACTTCCACTTGAACCTCCAAAAGACAAGTCTTGAATATCACAAGGGTTCAATAGATTGTTTCCACTCACTTCATAATTCCTCACTTCTACTGCTCCAGCATTACCACTTGCATTGTTTTGAGTGTTTTTCATATATATTGTGTTGGTGCCAGAATATAATAATGATGGGTCAAATCTATGGATAACCATCCCCCCTATAGGACAGGTAAAGTCAGCTTCAGTTATAACCAAATCAGTGTTGGTTGAAGCTATAAAGACAGAGCCTATCAGTTCATTAGAATTCAAATCAACATCGCCTATTTTAGTGCCATTTAGATATATATCGAAGTTATCGTCTGTAACGGAGTTTGAATTGCATATTTGGAATACTAACACTCTATCAGGGCAACTTGGAGCAGGGTCTCCCTCTGGGTCTAATACCTCTGAACTTAAAGCAGTACATTCAGCACAATCATCAAAAGGTATGCCTATTGACGTTATAATCTCAACACCCTCAAAGTTTCTTTCTTCATTTACAGTATAACACCCTTCTTGACCATTCTGTAAGGTCATGTAATAGGTAGTTCCAACATTTAAAGTTCCATGATAATGTGCGTTTTTATGGTGTCCATCGTCACAGTTAGTTATACGATAAGCTGAGTGCCCTGCGCTAACAGCAGGAGCGGAATTTGTAACGACACCTATTCCTTGAGCTTGTAAACTCCCATCGCAACATTCCGTTGAATACGTTTTTCCATCTGGGCATAGACAAGCTCTCCTATCGTTTTTAGGTGATGTTCTACTGTAGGTAAATTTTCTTCTTCTTCTTCTAATCATGCCTTCCTTGATTTTGGGTGTTTCTTAGGTAGCAAATCATAATCCGTTGTGTACTTTGGATTCTGAGGTCTACCGTTCTTTATTAAGTATAGATAGGCATTAACCCTTGCAAAAGCCCACTGAGAAGCTGACCTAACTTTAGGGCTATGAGATGTGTTAAAAGCTCCAAGACCACGCTGAAAAACAGAGGCAAGGACACCAGTAGTAACACCATAACCCAATTTACTTTTATATTTCTTATTGAATTCATCAGATTTCTTTTTAAGTGATGCTTTGTCTTTAGCAGATACTTTAGCTCCCGTCTTTCCAGAAGCGTCTCCTTTAGCAGAACCCTCACCTTTAGGACTCTTATTAGGAGTGCCTGACTTGGGAGCTTTAGGACTTTTCTTTACATTACCCTTACTATCAACTTCAGCAAGTGTATGTTGCTTACATGGCATATACCAAGTTTTACCATCAAGTTCATGCTCATGATGCCCTTCGCATCCTAAGTCTTTAGCAGCTTTTTCTGCCATTTCTTTTGTAGAAAATGCTAACCTATCGTTTATAACAGCATAATCATCATCTATAACCATAGATGCCATCTCTATTTCACCAAGACCTCTTAATTTACTTCTACTCCAAGAAAGTGCCGATAATCCACCCCAAGCATCATACATTAACTTGCCACATCCATCAGAATAGCTCTTAGAAGCCTCTAAATCGCTTTTGTGACGAGAGAGGAAGGAGTACATCCTTTTTATAGTAGACACCGTTAAATTGCTTCTAGAGGCTAATTGGGAGGCTCTGCGTTTTCCTACAGCAGTTCCACAAGAACCCCAACCATTTTCATCAACGTATTTTAACACCTTCTTAGCGTTGTTTGACACAGACTCAGGGTAATCGTTAAATGTTTTTAGTTCGTACTTCTTTGAGTCAAGGAAGTCTTGTACCTCAAAAAGAATCTCTGTAGCTTCATTCTCGTTTATGTGGTTTTCTATCTTGGACATCTCAAGTTTATCAGTGAAATACCCCTCTATAGAGAATCCTTTTACTAATCCTGTTTTAACGTAGTTCTCCCACACTTCATCATTATTTACCTTCATAGAAACCATCCAAGTCCCAACTGGCATATCCAGTCCATACTTTCTGCTTTTATCATGAACATCATCTTCTATAATCCAACTCTCTACTACACTAAGCCCATTGAGTTCAGCTTCATGTTCCAATGTAGATTTGTTTTGATTACCCCTCATCAAGAATAATTCACTTGCTTTTCTTACAGTATCGTCAGAGAAATAAATGTAGTATTCATCCTCTCCATCTGTACGATAAATATTCTTATTAGGAATTAGGGCAGCACCCATTAAAATACGTTTCTCCTTATCTATCTCAGCAAGATTAACTTTTGTTTGTTCTTTTAGGGCAATGAAGTTTTCTTCTATTGCAGGTTTATCTACAATAGATATAGCTTCTATTCCTGATAGTAAAGCATCTTCATCAATAAGTAATTCTATAATTCTCATAATTTATTATTTAAAATGCAGCGATATTAACTGTTTTATCTGCAATGTTATTATAGGTTTCTAAATCATCCCACACTAAATTAACTTTTTGTTCTTCTCTTGTTCTTGCTACAGCCATACTAAGCTGAGATGTTTCTGACGCTCCCACTACATTAAAGTCAGGTGCTTCTACCGATGGAGCAGCTCCACCTACACCGCCTCCACTACCACCACCACCAGGTAACTTGGTTGCTAATATTTTTTTCACTTGAAGAAATCCAAAAGCCGCAGTAGCTGCTGCTTGAGCAATATTCCATGGTCCGTATGGTTTAGCTCCAAGAGCAGCAGTAACAGCCTCATAAGTGTTAATGGTAGCCATAGCTACAGATACAGCTTTACCTAAAGCACTACCTTCCCCTGCTATTGCAGTTATAGCTTGTGCGACATAGTTAGCGGTGGCTAATTTAGCATCTGCTTCATCTCGGTCAATTTTTTTATTTGTCTCAGCTAAAGCTTCTTTCGCATTAGTTATTTGTTGTTCTATACCAATAGTTTCTTCTCCCGCTACAATAGCTGCTGTTCTTTGCCTTTCAAGGTTATCTAAGACTGTTTGGGTTTTTGCCTCTTCTAATTGTCGTTGAATATCTATTCTATCAAAATCATTACGAGCCATGGACATCTCAAACTTTTCTTGAGCAATAATCCTTGCATTTAATTCCTTTTCGAGTAATTCCGTTGCTTTATCTAAATCCTCTAACTTTCGTTGATTTAATTTTCGACTTGTTTCGGTATCTATTTGTATTAAATACTCATTAAGTGATGTTCTTGAATCTGCTATGGCTCTGTCAGCAATTTTTTGTGCTTTGGCTCTATCATCAGCATTTTTTATTGCATCTACCCTTTGCTGTTGCCTTTCTGCAAAATCTCTTTGCTTTAATTTAGCTATTTCCTTCGTGGCATCTGCCTCCGCTTTAATCTCTATATCTTTATTACTCACTAAAGATTTAGATATTCTATTATCTGATTCTATTATTTCTTTCTCGAAATTAAGCTGACCTGCTACAAAATCCCTCCTTGATTCTTTGTTCTTTTTCTTCATTTTCTCTCATTTCTAATACGGTGTTTAATTTAGACCTTAACCTTATAAGATCATTGTCCAACATTCTTATTCTATCAATCAAAGCAATTGTTGTAATTTGTGCTTTGTCTAACTTTTCTATAATTTGTGTTGTAACAAAAGTATAAATGAAATATATAAAATATCCCATTGCAATGGCTGCCAATGTAGCAAATCCATATTGATTCAATATTTCTATAATAGGTGATGTGACTTCTACTTCAACCATTAATCTTTTCTAGCATCTTCTTTTCCGTCTGACCTTGAAACTCTATCTAAATCAGGTCTCAATCGTAAGGCGCTTGATATCAGTATATCTAATTTTATCATGTCGTGGTTCATAGTTTTAATTCTATTATCTAATGCTGATATCAACATT